GTGATAATGTCTTTCAGACATTCCGAATTGTACTTTAAACTCTACATCACAATCGTCACAATAGAGAACTTTTTTTGCCATGTTTATGCAGCCTCGTAAGCATCATCCCAAGTTCCAGATAAACCAGCAACCTCATATTCGGTCACTCTGTTTTCAAAGAAGTTAGTATGGTCTGCACCGTTAAGTACCCATTCTAACCAAGGTAAAGGATTTTCTTTCACTTTAAAATTAGGTTTCAAACCAAGTTGTAATAACCTTCGGTCTGTAATATATCTTATATAGGTCTTTACATCAGACGCTTCTAATCCTTCTGGAGCACCCATCTTGTAAGTCAACTGAACAAACTTATCTTCTAGTTTAACAGATTGTCTAGACATTTCATAGATTGCAGATTTGAATTCATCATCCACAATTTTTGGATATTCTGTACAGAACTGTCGGAATAGTTTTGCAATACCTTCAACATGGATAGATTCGTCACGAATAGACCATTCTACAACCTTACCCATACCCTTCATCTTTCCATACCTTTGGAAGTTCAACAACATCACAAATGATGCAAACAGAGCGATACCTTCATTCATCACTGACTTAGCCATCGCTAGTGCAAGACCTTTGTGAGTTGAAGTATTTGAATCCATCATGAATTCAATCTTATCTGACATTTCAGAGTATTCCAGAAACGCATGATATTCTTCTGGTGGAAGACCAAGTGTTTCATTTAGAAGTGCATATGCTCTTTGGTGGATTGCTTCTCTATTTGCAAACGAACCCAACATATTACGAACTTCATTATTCTTGAACTTTGGAATCAACTGGTCATAGTAGTTCTGTCCAACTGCAACATCTGCTTGTGTAAACAGTCTTAGAATATTAGTAATATAGTCTTTCTCTGCTTCAGTAACTTTTCCACCCTTCCAATCTGCAACATCTTCTGCAAGGTCTACTTCATCTTCAATCCAATGAACCTTCTCATGTCTTGTTGTGATTTCAACTGCCCAAGGATAAAAGAATGGTTTGTAAGTTTCGTTGAACTTCAACAGACTACCACCACCCCTCTTCTTAAATAGTGTGTCTGCATATTTCATTAGGTTATCATATCCACCGATACGTTCACCATCAATAAAAATTTGTGGTACAGAGTTTACTCTACGAACATCCGTTGGTTCACCGATAACTTCTTTGATACCATTTATTGATTGATAAAACGCAAGTCTTTCTTCTTCATTATCCATGAGTATTGTTTCATACTCAAATCCATTTTCGTCAAACCAATCTTTTGCTTTTGTGCAAAACGGACAATCTGACTTTGTATATAATTTAATTTCCATTCTCTTTCCCTTCCATATAACAGTTGTGAGTGGGTTTTGTATTCATTTGGTCAACCCAATCTAACTCTTGAATAAGACGATTATACCATGCAACATCATGGTCATTATGTGCCTTTTCCATATCTTCTTGTAGTTGATTTTTTCTTACTTTGATATATTCTTCTACCCTTGACACGCTACGCACTCCTCTTGTGATTCAATCTCACATACTAGTTCTTGAGATTGATAATCTTGTAACGCATCTCTTTTAACTTTCTCTGCAACATTCTCTGCTCTTTGAGTTGTTTCAGTTCTTAAATAGTAAAGACCTTTAACTTCTCGTTTCCACGCATTGAAATGTACTTCGTGTAAATACTTTCTTTCTGCACCAGCAGGAAAAAATAAGTTTACTGACTGACCTTGACATAAAAACCTTTGTCTAGTTCCTGCTTGGTCAACAATTCTATTTTGGTCAATTTCTATCGCTGTTTTGAAAACATCCTTTTCATTATCATTTAAGAAACTTAGGTGTTGTACAGAACCACCATTAGTAATAATGTCTGTCCATACTTTATCTGTATTCTTACCCTTTTCTTCTAATACTTCTTCAAGATACTTGTTCTTCACTAAGTGTGAACCAGCTCTTGTTCTGTGCGTATATGCATTTGCTTTTAATGGTTCGATAGATGGTGAAGTTCCACAAATAATAGAACTATTAGCGTTAGGTGCAATTGCAAGTAAATGTGCATTGCGTCTACCAGTACCTTCCATATCTGGTGCTTCACCCCTTTGTTGACCCATTACTTTACTTTCCTCAATCGCTTCTTTCTGGATATATTGAAATACTACATTATTCCAGACTTGTGCAGATTCAGATTCAAATGCAATTCTTTTCTTATGTAAGAATGAGTGCCATCCCATTGCACCAAGACCTAGACTACGTTCTCTAGTTGCAGAAAACTTTGCACGAGCAATCTCATCACCAGCATTATCAATAAAGAATTGAAGTACATTATCTAGGAATCGTGTAAGGTCACGAATCATTGTAGTACCTTTCCACTCATCAAACATCTCTACGTTTACAGATGAAAGACAACAAACAGCAGTTCTATCTTCAGAAGTTGCAAGGTGTATTTCATTACACAAGTTTGAACCGTGTATTTTCAAACCCAAATCTTTTTGTGTTTGTGGTAATGCACGATTAGCAGTATCAATAAAGTTTAGGTATGGTTCACCAGTTCTAAATCTAACTTCTAGAATTTGTTCCCATAACTTTCTTGCAGGCATTGTTTCTCTAACTGTCTTGTCATTAGGGTCAATTAAATCCCAAGTCTCACCTCGTTCTACTGCTCTCATAAATGCATCTGTAATATTGATTGCATTGTGTAGGTTTAAGTTCTTACGATTCACATCTCCAGTTGGAACTCTCATATTTAAGAACTCAATAATATCTGGATGGTCTACATTCATATAGGCCGCATAAGAACCCTTACGAGTTTTACCTTGACGGTATGCAGTCATATCTGCATCTACTGTATGTAAGAAAGGCATCGGGCCAGGCGCTTTGTCTGATACTGCACGAACATCACTCCAGTGACCACCAACACCACCACCTTTAACTGACAACCAACGCAGTTCAGATGAATGTTCAATAAGTCCTTCAAGTGAATCTGGTACATATGTTAAAAAACATGAGATAGGTAATGCTTTTACTTTTTCGTTTGGTGCAGGCGCATTTGATAATACTGGGGATGCAAACATGAACCACCCCTTTGAAACGTAATCATAAATTCTCTGTGCTAAATCCATATCACCATATGAATATGCAACTGCTGCTCTTGCATATGCTTCTTGTGGAGAAGATTCTTTGTCCTTACAATAATAATCTTTTACCAGTTTATGCGCTTGGTCTGACAGTCTATTGTCTCGACTTTTCTCTATATTAATTCCTAAGTATTTTGTTGATGATTCAGATAGTGGTAACTTGACCACCGTAGCTTGTTGCGCCATGGTTCTCTCCTATTAAACTTTTTTCCAATGTGATATTTGTGTCTTTGCTTGTAAACCAGAAAAGGTATTTCTATGTATAATATCAGAGATTTCAACATTTGTCAAACCAGAAATTATCATATCATTTATATCCTTTTCTTTTATATCTTGAGGCCATATTACGACACTGTAACCTTCCTCAATCGCTTTTTCTATGTTCTTTACAATTTCCCTATTTCTAGGTTCATTGTCAAATACTAACGTACTTTTTTCTTTGTACTGAGGTAACCGTAAATCCCCTTGAGCAACTGCAATACAATTTGGAAGAAATAAACTATCAATAGGGCCTTCACAGATAAGAATACTCCTACTGTTGTCAACCCTATCAAGACCAAAAATCTTGTGGTGGTTTTGGTCAAGTACAATTGTGATGTACTTTGGTTGTTCCTCTCCAAAGGCTCTTCCTTGATAAGCAAACACTTTACCGTTTGCGTCACGAAATGGAATCACCATTCTTGGATGGTCATTCGTCAAATCCTTGAACTTGTTGGGTATTAACTCATTAGTCCAAGTAAAAAACTTATTGACCAAATAAATATCGTTATATCTATTTTGTGGTATAAGACGGTTTCCAATAGATTGTACAGCTGGGTGGTCTTGTCCAAGTTCTCTGAACGATTTGTGTTTTGACAAAATGTCTTTTTGAACAAAGACTGGTTTTGGTATATTGAACTCTGGATTCTCGACATTCCCACCTCTTCCATTTGCTGTAGAACCTTCCTTGTATCTTTCAACAAGGTATTCTTTATATA